TCTCCGAAACCCGGAGGCTGCAAAAGGCCTATCTCGCCGTCTTCGGCCCGGAGTTGACGCGCACCTCCGACCAGCAGCTCGTGTGGCGCGACCTCGAATCCTTCTGCCACGCCTACCGGCCCTGCGCCGAGGCGGCGCGCACCGGCGAGTACCCCGAAAACAATCTGCTTTACAACGATGGGCGGCGTACGGTATGGCTGAGAGCGCGAGGCCAGATTCTCGCCGCGCTCGCCCCCGAGCCGGCGCCGTTGAAGATTTCCCGCAAACGCAAGTCACAACCCCCAACCCCTGAATCAAGATGAGATTTACGGCTAAACCATACCCCGAAATCGGAAGTAAAAGAACCGTCCGCCGGTTTCTTTTGTTTCCAGTTACAATTAACGATGAAACCCGCTGGCTTGAATGGGTCACACTCTTGCAGGTGCGTGAAGGCGCCCACTACTGCGACGGGGAATATTGTCCTGTTTGGACGAATATAGAATTTCTTCCCGACGCAGTTACCGAATCAACCCCCAACCCCTGATTATCATGGAAGACCGCCGCAACGTCGTTCTGGACATCAACGAAAAAGACGAGATCGTCCACATCCGCCGCAACCGCGCCGAGCCGCTGGCCCGGCTCGACCGCGAGAAGAAAACCCTCTACTGGAAGGATCAGGACTTCTGGGAGAAGTTCCACAAGTCGGTCGAGGGCTTCCTTGAGGCCGAGAAAGTCACCATCGACACCGTGCTCATGGAGGGCCAGAGCCCCGACGTGGTGCCGAAGAATGCCCCGGCCTGCCCCGAGATTCACTTCTTGCAGGGCGACTGCACGCCCGCCTTTGTCGAGTGGCTGCTCAAGTACAAGCCCATCGACTTCCAGAACCGCTTCGGCGTGTACTTGGTTCCGCTGGAGGATGGCGCGGAGGAGCCCAAGGACCCGCGTGACCGCTGGCTGCGCGCCGATGTCATCCGCACCGACTCACGGGCGGTCGAGGGCACGCACGGAGGCGAGTACCGCTCGACGCGCTTCAAGATGAAGTCGCAGGTCATCGCCCGCCGGGCCACCCACATCACCTTCACGAAGAAGGAAATCTTCAAGGGCGACAAGGCCACCGATCAGGTCATCCCCTATGACGACCCGTACAAGCCGGAGAAGCTGGCGGCGATGGAGAAGCGGGGGGAGATCGAGGTGGTCTATCGCGGCAAGCACGCGGCAGGCAGCGCGGGCGCGAACTTCTAGGCCATGCGCAAGGTCGCGTCATCGGGCACGGGTGCGAACGTCCGCAGCCAGGCGGTGGTGCAGCCATCGCAGGCGGCGGCAGGCGTCTCGCAGATTGTGGCCGGGACGAACATCACGATCAGCCCCCAGCCGGGCACCGGCATCGTCAAGATCAACGCGGCGGGCGGGGGCACCGGCAACGTCAGTGGTCCGGGCAGTTCCACCTCGGGCGACTTTGCCTCGTTTGCCGACACGACCGGAAAGGTGCTGGCCGACAGCGGCAAAAGTTCCTCCTCTTTTCTGGGCGCCACGGCGGCAGCGGGCGGAGGTCTGGGGGGAAATTATCCCAATCCTTCGGTGACTCCGGCGGCGGGGCTTGACACCACGGCCATCCATTCCGGGGCTGGTGCGGGCGGCGATCTCACGGGAACTTATCCCAGTCCAACTCTCAAGAACACCGGCCCCGGTGCCACTGGACCCATCGGTGACTCGACCCATGTGGCTCAGGTCACGATTGACGCGCAGGGACGCGTGACGGCGCTCGCCTCCGTGGGAATTTCCGCAGCGGCAGCCCCCTTCATCAACGTCGCCAGCTACGCGAACCTCAATGCCGCCATCGCTGCGCTGAACGCGGCGGGCGGGGGCACGCTCTATTTCCCGGCGGGAACGTACAACGTCACGGGAACTCCCACAGTCATCACCGTGCCCTGCACAATTCTGGGCGACGGCTTTGACTGCACCAAGATTGTTCAGCAGACCAACACCGCCGACTGCCTCGACATCAACACATCCTACGCGGTCAACATTATTGGCATTACCTTCAACGGGGCAGGCGGAGGCACGACCAGCGGCAACTGTGTCCATCTATATAGCGCCGGGTATTTCAACGCCGGATCGGTCATCCGCGAGTGCAAGTTCATCGGTGCGGCCATCGGGATCAATGCTAGCGCATCGGGCATCACCATTAGGGATAATGCGTTTGGCTGCACCACTAGTATCCGAGCCGACAACACCTACAACCTTGACCAAGGATTTGGACTCATCCAAGGCAACAAATTCACGCCGACAACCGCCGCTGTGCTGGTTATTGCGGACGGAGTGCTGATTGCCGACAACGACATGGTGGGCGGCTCCTACGGCATCGAGGTGGTCACACCCAACACCGCCACGCTCGTTGACCTGCTGGTTTCAGGCAACCATATCGAGAACCAGTCCGTTGCGGGCATCAGCCTTCAGGGACCCTCTGGTTCGGGAAGCTGGTCGAATGTCACGATTGCCGGCAATGAAATCTCCGCTTCGTCGGACACGCAGATAGACGTGTCCGCCTCCGCTTATGGCGCATGGCTGCATGTGGTGGCAATCACCGGCAATGTGTTTCAGGATTTCGGCAACTACGGCATCAACCTTTACCGGAGCACGCTGGTTTCCATCACGGGGAACGTGTTCTCGACCGGTAACGGCACCGGCACGGCGGTCTATGTGGATTCATCCTGTGCCAACGGCACCTGCGGCTCGACCAACCTTTACTACGGCGGCCTGCATGGCCTCGTCAACAACGGCGGCTTCGTCACGACCTGATGCAGAGGCCCCCCTTCCAGCTTTTCAGCAAGACCACCCGCTTTGCGGATGGCCGAATCCAGATCGAAAACTTCGCTCCCAAACCCCCAACCATTCCACCCGATGCCCGACCCCACCAGCCCGTCACCCGACCCCAACCTCACCGCCCAAGCCCCGGACCCCAACGCGGCACCTAGCGGCGGCGCACCCGCCCCGACCGAGCATTGGGAGAAGGGCTGGGTCAAGGAGGACGGCACCTTCGACCACACCCGCCTCGACAAGGCCCCCGACGACATCAAGGCGCTGGCCAAGGAACTGTCCGTCTATAAGACGCCCGGCGACTTCATCAAGAGTTTCAAGGAGAAGGCGAGCTTCGCCTCCAAGAAGGGCATCGTCGAGCCGCTGCCCGCCAATGCCACGCCCGAGATGGTGGCGGAGAGGCAGGCGCTCTTGCGCAGGGTGAACGGTGCCCCTGAGAAGCCCGAGGGCTACGGCCTCAAGCGACCCGACGACATTCCCGAGGGGCAGTGGAGTCAGGAGTTTGCCGACGCGGCGGCGAAGCTGGCCTTTGAAAACGGCCTGTCCCCGCAGGCATTGCAGGGCTTGGCCAAGCTCCAGATCGACATGGCGAAGAAGGCCGGGGCGGCGCAGCAGCAGGCCGAGGTGGAATTTCTCGCCAAGCAGGACCAGCTCATCCGCGAGCACATCCAGAAGGAACTCGGCGTCAGCTACGAGAAGGCGCAGGACTTGGCGCAGCGGGCCGGGCGGCGCTGGGGCGTCGATGCCAAGAGCATGTACATGAAGGACGCCACGATTTTCATGATGCTGGCCCGGCTGGGCGGCCTAATGAGCGAGTCGAAGCTCGTGACGGGCGACATGGGCAACATCGCCTTGGCGGGCAACCTTTCACCCGCGCAGGCGGAGGCGGCGGCAGTGGACATCCAGTCCAACAAGAACAACCCCGACTGGGCGGCCTACTGGAACCAGGGAACGATTTCGGCGGAGGCACACGAGGCGGCGGTGGAGAAGGTCAACAGCCTGCGGAGGATGGCGCACGCCAACCGGGCGCAGCGTGAGCAACGGGGGGTCTAAAGCCATGCCTAGCGACGAAGACCTTTACGAGGAAATCCGCCAGCTGGAGCAGACGGACGACCAGCTTTACCGGCAGTCCCTTGCCGCCCGAGAACTGGAGAAGGTGAAGCGCAAGGAGGTCGATACCGACGAGGCGCTGTTCCGCTTCCGGCGCGACATCGCCCCCGTCTTGGAAACGCGCAAGCGGATTCAGGCCGGGCAACCCATTACCAGCAGCCCGCTCAAGAACGCGCTTCTCTGGCTCACACGGCGCAACCGCATCATCGAGCGTCCCGGCTTTGAAATCATCGAGCCGACGCGGGGCATGGAGATGATTCCGCCCAAGGAGAAGCCATGATCCACCCCATCGGCAACCGCGTGCTCGTGGAGAAGGACGCTCCCAAGGTGCTCAAGGTGGGGTCCATCCTCGTGCCGGAGTGCCTTGAGAAAACGACCCGCTACGCCCCGACCGTGCTGGCCACGGTGGTGGGGGTGGGGGCTCGGGTGGAATGGGCCAAGGTGGGCGACCGCGTGGCCCTCAAGGACTACGCGGGCGACCACTACCATTGGGACAACCGCACCTTCACTTTGCTCCGAGAACAAGACCTCGTTGGCCTCGCCCATGAAACATAAAAAGCACCCCCCGAAGATACAGGTGATGGTTGCAACTCCGCTGAAGGACTTGCACACCCTGAAGCAGCTCAACCCCCAGTACGCCTCGCAACTGGAGGACCTGCGGCTGCTTTCCCGCGACCCGGACTGCCCCTACGAGTTTGTGCTGGCCATCTGCGACCAAGGGCTCATCCCCGCCCGCAATCGCCTCGTGGGAAATTTCCTGCGCAGCAAGTGCAAGTGGCTCCTTTTCCGCGACTATGACGTAGAGTCCAACGCGGCTCATGTCCTGCAACTTTTGTCCAAGAAGCTTCCGGTCATCGGCGGGATGTACACGACGCAGGAGGAGCGCCCGCATTGGGCGGCGACCTTCCTCTTTGAGGCGGAGTTGCAGAAGCAAACCGTCTTGCAGGTCATGGAGTGCGGGGCGGGGCTCAAGCTATTTCACCGCCAGTTGTTTGAAAACCTCATCAAGATTTACCCGCAGATCGCCTACACCGACCGGGACACGGGCCGGGTGGAGCACGGGTTCTTCCAGAACCTTGTCGTTTTTCACGACCTCCAGAAGGCGGGCGATCTGCTGCCCGAGGACTATTTCTGCGACTACCTCTGCCGCATGTGCCGCATCTCCGTCTGGGTGGACACGGCGGTCAGGCTGAAGCACCGCGACGGGGAGGGCACGCTCTATCCCACGGGAGACTGGCCGCCGATACCGGGTCAGGAGCCCAGCGGGGAGAAGGTGATTCATCTTAAAACCCCAAAGAAGAAGCCATGAAACATACCTTGTTCGAGCGATACGGCATGATGTTCGAGGAGGACTGCGACGTGATGGACGCCGCGCTGTCCGAACTCTGCAAAAAGGCCGAGGTGCGGGTCTGCGAGATCGGCACCTACAGCGGGCACACGGCTCGGGGCATGAAGAAGTTTCTGGAGGACCGGGGAAGCACCATCCGCTACTGGGGGGTGGAGCCCAGCCTCCTCCTGCATGATGAATGTCCCGACCCGTTCCCCGGTGCCGTGATGATCCGCGCCAAGTCCGAGGAGGGGTTCTACCTCGTCCCCGGCCAGCTCGACCTCGTGTTCGTGGACGGCAACCACTCGCGCAATGGAGTCATTCTGGACACCTACAATTTCTTCACCAAGGTGGTGAAGGGCGGCTTCATGCTGTACCACGACACGAACCCGCAGTCGCAGCGCACGGGTTACGAGTACAGCGGCCCGGAAATCCCCGAGTTTGGCATCTGCGTCAACGAGGCGCTGGAACTCATCGGGTTCCCGTGGGACCCGTGGTTCCTTTTCATGGAGAAGTATCCCCTCGACCATCACCAGAACGGGATGCGGGCCTACCGCAACGGCAAGCCATGAAGATAACCGCCGTCACTGCGACGTGGAAGCGCCCCGAGGCAATGGCGCTGTCCCACAAGTATATCAAGCGGCAGACCAGGCTGCCCGACCAATGGCTCGTCTTGGACGGGCCGGAGAAGATGGGTTTCAAGCTGCTCAAGGCGTTCGAGGGCGGCAAGGTCAAGGGCGACGGTCTGGTCATCTGGGAGGACGACGACTGGTACGATCCGACATGGCTGGAGTGGTGCGAGGAGTGGCTCTCCAAGGGCTATGACATCGTGGGCGAGGGGCAGGCCATCTATTACAATGTGCGCTGGAGGTGGTGGAGCAACTGCGAGAACGCCCGCCACGCCTCGCTCTGCCAGACCGCCCTCTCCTCCGACCTCATTCCTACCTTCTGCTCCATCATCACCGCCTTTGACAACCAGTGGTTCGACACGCGCCTCTGGCGGCTGGAGCGCAACCGCCACCTGCGACTGCCGGGCGACGGCCCGCGCCGGGTGATCGGCATGAAGTCCCTGCCGGGCACGACGGGGTATTCGGGCGAGCATGTCGCCATGCTGCCCAACCACGCCCATGCCGACCCGGACCTGAAGAAGCTGCGCGAACTGATCGGCAAGGACGCGAAGGCGTATGCCCCGTTTTTCAAGGCCGAGGAGGATTTGACGAAACTGGCGGGTGCCTAATGAAAATCAAGGTCGAGGTCCACGTTCTCTACTACTACGAGCACTGGCTGCTGCCGTACATCATCCGGCACTACCGGACGTTCGCGCAAAAGGTGGTCATCCACAACGCGGGGCAGCCCTTGAAGCTGCGCCCGGCCAAGGGCGTCGTCATTGTGCCGTGGGACTGCCCCGAGGTGAGCAATTCGCGGTACATGGAGCTGTGCAATTCCTGCTGGAAGGGCACGAACGCCGACTGGGTGATCGTGGTGGATGCCGACGAGTTCATCTGGTTCCCCGAGGGCGCGGCGAAGACGCTGGCGGCGTACATGAAGAAAGGGGCCGCCGTCATCAAGACGCACGGATTTGAGATGTTTTCGGGGCGGCTCCCGACCGGCCCCGGCCAGATTTACGACGAGATCAAGTTTGGCGCGCCCGACGACAAGTGGTACGCGAAGCCCTGCCTGTTCAACCCCAAGCTCGTCAGGGACTCGGCCCTCGGCATCGGCCAGCACGAGGCGGACCCGGTGCTGCACGACGGGCGCAAGCTGCGCGTCGGGCACGACTGGCCCTTCGCCACGCCGCCCGCCTACTTCCTGCACTACCACCAGATCGGACCGGCGGAGGAGATTGCCCGGCGGTACGAGGGCAACATCGAGCGCATGTGCGCCGAGAACCGGGAGAAGGGCTGGGGCAACCTCAAGAAGGGGATGGTGCATGTGAGGGAGAAGCGCGACTATATCTTCCCCCTGCTGGACCAAGTGGTGCCGTGATGGAAACCCTCACCCAACTCGCCAAGCGGTTTCCTACGACCGACAAGGGGACCATCCACTCCTACCTTGAGGTGTACGAGGAGCTGTTTGCGCGGTGGCGCCTCTTGCCCATCAAGCTGCTGGAAATCGGCGTGGACACGGGCGACTCGCTCAGGCTGTGGGACGCCTATTTCCCGAATGGCAGGGTCTTTGGCTGCGACAACAACCCCAAGGCGTACAAGGATGACCGGGTGAAGATCATGGACGCCACCAACTGCTACGAGGTGGAGACGGCGTTTGGCGGTATCTTTTTCGACATCATCATTGACGATGCGAGCCACCGCATCTGGGACCAGATCGCCATCTACCGGAACCTCTCCCCGCACCTGTTCAAGGACGGCATCTACGTCATCGAGGACGTGGCCGACTTGGACAGCCCGCCGCGCATCGGCACGCGACCCAACCGCGACGTGTACTTGAACCTTGACCCCACCCGGCAGGTCGAACTCATCGACCGCCGGCACATCAACCACCGGTTTGACGACGTGCTGCTTGTCATCCGGGATTTTTTCTACTCATGAACTTCGTCCAAGTAAGACTGGCCGGCGGCCTCGGCAACCAGATGTTCGAGTACAGCTTCGCCCGCGCCTACGCTGAAAAGCACGGCTTCGAGCTGCGCTGCCTGACCGGCATCCTGCACAAGTTTTTTGTCCTCCCGCCCAACGCCCCGGCGGACCAAGACCTGCCCGAGAGGCCCAACACCGAGTGCGAGAAGTGGGACGGCGAGAGCAGCGTCACCATCATCGGCATGGGGCAGATGCAGAAGAACCTCGACTATTACTCGAAGGCCAAGGTACGGGAGTGGTTCACGCTGCGCCCGGAGTACGCGGAACTCGTCAAGGACGTGCCCGCGATGGAGCTGGTCGCCAACGTGCGGGAGGGGGACTATACCTATTCCTGCAACCCGCTGGTGCTGATTGACCGCAATTCCTTCTTGGATGCCTGCGACCAGTACGGCCTCGACAAGTCGAAGCTCTATTTCCTCGACGGTGAGACGCACTATCGCATCCCGCAGATCGAGGTCGGAAAGCCGTGGAACGAACTTGACGACTACGAAAAGGGCAAGCTGGAGGGAGACAAGTGCCGCCTCGACTGGCTGCCCGACTGGGCGGTGCTCCTGCGCGCCAAGGTGCTCCTGCGGCCCAACTCGACCTTCTCGTGGTGGGGCGCGGAACTGGGAACGCACGAGCGCGTGTTCTGCCCCGACCTGTCGGGGGTGGACCCGGACGCCGGCATCGCCGGCCTCCTGCGCAAGCCGCAGAAGGTGCCCTTTGTCGAGGGCAACCACACGCCGATGGCTCGGGGCTACTGGTTCTGCACGGAACTCCGCCTCAAGGAAACATGAGCATCGAGGTTTGCATCGCCCGCTTCAAGGAGCGGCTGGGCTGGACGCGGTTCCTGCGCCCTGATGCCAAGCTCACCATCTACAACATGGGACCGGATGAGGTGACGGGCTCGCTGTTCCTGCCCGACATCGGCAAGGCGTCCGATCCCTACGCCCACCTGCATCACATCCTCAGCCGCTATGACTGGCTGGCTGACTGGAACTTCTTCATCCAAGGCGATCCCTTCGACCACGAGCCCAACATCGTCGCCATCATCAACCGGTGGCCCTCGCCGCAGGGCTTCCTAGAGTATTCCCCCGAGCCGGGGCTGCATTTTCTCGGCCCCACCTCGACCATGGATGTGGAGCGGACCTGCTGGACCGGCAAGCCCATGACGGTCAATGACCGCGTAACGCTCCTATGGCGGGAACTCTACGACTGCGACCCGCCCGACCCCATGCGGTTTCATCCGGGGTTCCACTTTGCCGCAACGCGGGAACTGCTCCGCACGCGCAGCCGGGCCTTTTACGAGCGGCTGCTGGCCCTCATTCAGGCCAGTGACATGGGGCCGTGGGAGTGCGAGCGTCTGCTGGGATCACTTTGGCTCCATCAGTACACCAATCAAACGAGGATTTGACCCATGAACGAACTGGTTATTGCCCGCTACCGGGAGGGTGCCGAGCTGCTGGGGTGGCTTGGCCGCCTCCGTCCTGGCATCAAGATCACCATCTACAACAAGGGAGGGCTGGGGGTGCCGGGAGAGATTCCGCTGCCCAACGTGGGGCTGGAGGACCACACCTTCCTGCACCACATCATCACCAACTACGACCACCTCGCGGACTGGACGTGGTTTTCGCAGGCCAACCCGTTTGACGGGTGTCAAAACGCGCCGGAGGTCATCAACATCTTCCCGGTCTCGGCGGTCGCGGCCTGCCTCACCCCCGTGACCGGGGTTTATTTCTTCGCCTCGTGCGAACCCCACCGCGTCGAGGGGCTGTGCTACGGGCATGTCTGGGACCGGGCGGTGTGGGAAATCTTCGTGCAGCTGTTCCATTGCCCGGCGCCGCCCATCATGTACTTTTCGCCGCACCCCTTCTTCGTCGCCTCACGGAAGGCGCTGCTCACGCGCAGCAAGGCTTTCTACGAGAAGTGCCAGGAAATCCTGCTGACCCGCCCGATTGTGCCGGGCGCCACCTTCTATGGCCCGAGCCATCCGGGGTCCGAGGTCTCGGCAGGGGCGTGGGAGTGGGAGCGGTTCTGGGACCAGCTGTGGAAGCGGGAACACACCCCGTATGTGAAGTATTGATTTTGGGGCTTGACTTTGGTGGGAAAAGACTTTTTCCCTTCCAGTTAGAGGACAACTGAGGGATACCCCCGCCTAGCGGGGACCGGAGGCGCCTCGGACTTGAGATGCCGAGAACCGGACCGGGATTTCCCCGACACTCCGGGGGCAGGCTAACCGCCATTTTTGCAGGGAAAGTTTTACCATGCCTTCAGGTGTAATGACGCTGCCCCCCCATTACGAGCCGACGTTCAACACGAACTGGCTCATGATTATGGCGCAGCAGATCGACCATCGCTTGGCCGGTCACTATGTTTCCGACACGATTGTCGGCAACGAAAAGCGGTATGACCAGATGGGTTCGCAGTCCTACGGGATGTCCCAGATTACGGCGCGGGCCGCAGTCACGGAACCGTCCGACGTGCCGAGCTCCATCCGCTGGGTCATTCCGACCGGCTTCCAGAAAGCCTCATGGATCGACGAGCATGACCCCATCCTCCTCGGTTCATTGCCTGATCCGCAGAGCCCGATTGCGATGAATCACGCCATCGCGGTCAACCGGCTCAAGGACCAGTTACTCATCAACGCGGCGCTGGGCACGAACCAGACCGGGGCGCAGGGCAACCTGAACCCCACGCCGCTGCCTAGCGCGCAGCAGATCGGCGTACAGTATCCCGGCTCATCGAATACGGGCATGACGCTCGCCAAGATGATCCAAGGGCTGTACCTCCTCGACAGCAATGACGTGCCGGAAACGGATCGCGTCATGGTCTATGCGGCCAAGCAGCTGTACGACCTGCTGCTCAACGTGGATCAGGTGGACAACGTGCTCTACAACGACGTGCGCGCCCTCATGCAGGGCCGGCTGACCGAGTTCCTTGGCTTCCATTGGATTCGGACGCAGCTCCTGCCCACCGTGGGCACCCCGTCGATCCGGAGCTGCCTGCTCTACCAGAAGAAATTCCTGCTCCTTGGCACCACCAAGGACATGACGACCCGCATGGACATCCTGCCCATGCAGAGTCACGCGATTCAGGTGCGGACCACCTACTTCGCCGGGGGCACCCGGCTGGAGGAGGCCGGGGTCGTGCTGATCGCCTGCGACGAAACGCAGTAACAGGAGGAGAAAATTACCATGGCTACACCTATTACACGTTACGCGCAGATCGCGTTTGAGCAGATTCCCTTCGCCAACTATCCCGGCGGCGGCCCGATTGCACAGGGCACCACCCCGTTCGGGAATGTCGGCTTCAACGATCCGGGTCTGGAGATCGGCAATGTCCGCGAGGTCACGGCCATCTACCAGATGTACGGCAATGAGGCTTCCTCGGACATCATCAACCTCTATCTGGCGCAGCCGGGCACGATGGTCAGTCCGGTGGGCACGGTGTCCGGCAGCGGTGCTTCCGGTGGCAATCCCACCGTGAGCGGCGTGGCCGCCACCCTGGTCCTGTCAGTCGGTGACGATGATGTCACGGGCTCCGGCCTCGTGTCGAATCCTACCCAGAACCCGGCGGTCACGGACGGGGCCTCCCCCGTTCGTTATTCGGCCCCCATCACCGTCTCCACGGGCGTGACCAATCCGGTCAGCTTCGCGGGCGGCACGGCCCAGATCAATCCCTACCAGATTGGTGCCACGGCGGTGGAGCCGCAGGGCGCCAATCCGCTGACTGGCGTGGGCGGCTCTTGGATTCAGGCTTACCTCAACAAGGTCGCCACCCCGACGGCGGGCGCGGCACTCGTGTTCCGGCTCAAGATCATCAAGCCCTAAACCACCAACCATTCCCCACAGGGGTTAGGGGGACTTAGACAATGGCCCGCTCATTCTATCGCTAGGGTGGGCGGGTCATTCATTTTATATGCAGCTTCTCTCCGTCACCGACATTTGCAACCTCGCCCTGCTGCGCCTCGGGCAGCGCAAGATCGCCGCCATCACCGACCAGACGGACGGCAACGCCATCGCCTGCAATGTCGGGTACGGGCAGGCCCTTGGCGAGGTCTCGCGGGCGCAGCCGTGGAGCTGCCTGAAGAAGCGGGCCTTCTTGGGCCAGCTGCCGGCGAACCTGACCGCCTCGCCCGCCATCTACCCGCCCGTCCCCTCGACCGCCACCACGTGGGTGCCGGGGACGGCCTACGCGGTCAACGCCTACGTCATCTACGCGGGATACCTTTACCAGTGCCTCATCGCCAACACGGCCAGCACGAGCTTTGCCTACGACCTGACGCGGGGGTGCTGGTTCCAAACTGACACCTATTCGCCCAACTACCTTGGGCCGCCGCAGGGCAATGCCGGCTCGCTCTACGAGTGGACCTACGGCTACGAGCTGCCGGGCGATTTCGTCCTGCTCGTGGAACTCAACGGGGTCTGCCAGTGGGGCAGCCACGTTGGGCGCACCTGCGAAATCTACCAGAAGGGGCTCTACACGAACGCGGCCTCCGCCAACATCAAGTACAGCCGGTGGGAGCCGGACCCGACGAACTACGACCCGCTTTTCACCGGGGCCTTGGTCCTCAACCTCGCCTGCATCATCGCCACGTCCCTGCGCAAGGACGACGCCCGGCTTTCCCTCACGCTCCGTCAGGAGTACAAGGATTACTTGTGTGAAGCGCGGCAAAAAGACGGGGCGGAGATCAAGCCGCGCCGTTACAATCCCGTCAGCGAGTCGCGCTTCGTGCGCTCGCGCTGGAACTCGACCAACGGCTGATGCCTCACTCCCTCCAGCCCCTCGTCTGCTTCAACTCGGGCGAGCTGTCTCCCACCCTTGACAGCCGCCTCGACCTGCCTGCCTACCGCAAGGGCTGCCGCCTGCTGCGCAACATGATCCCGCTGAAGACCGGCGGCGCCACCCGCCGGCCCGGCACGCAATGGATCGCCCTCGGCAAGCAGAACATCACCGGCCTGCCCTCCGTCTCGCGGCTCCAGAAGTTCCAGTACGCGCCCGGCACGACCTTCATGCTGGAGTTTTGCGACAAGGGCATCCGCTTCTACTCGAACGGGGCGCAGGTGCAGGTCACGACCGCCCCCGACTGGGTGACGGGCACCTCCTACCCGGCGGGCGCCTTCGTGCGCTACCCGGCGGTGACGGGCGGCATCTACTACCTCTACAACGGGCCGCTCGTCAACTCGACCAGTTCGCCCAACACCGACACCACACACTGGACGGGGGGCGCCTCTAGCCTGCCCTACGAGGTGCCCTCGCCCTACCTGGCCACCAACTTCACCCCGCCCAACTACTGGACCTCGGACGTGTTCACGCTCGCGTGCTGCCAGATCAACGACGTGGTGTACATCGTCCACCCGAGCTATCCCGTTTACAAGCTCATCAGCTATTCCAACACGAACTGGGTCATGCAGGCGGTGCAGTTCATGACGCCGGCCCTGCTCGACCAGAACGCGACGGACACGACCCTCACGGCCTCGGCGCTCACGGGCGCGATCACCCTCACGGCCTCGGCTGCCGCGTGGGTCACGGCCACCTACTACACGCCGGGTAACAGCGTCACCTCGGGCGGCCTCATCTACAACTGCGTGCAGGTGCATGTCAGCGGCACCTTCGCCGCCGACCTCGCCAAGGGCCTGTGGACCCTCGTGACAATTTTTCAGGAGGGCCACAAGGGCTCCTACTGGCAGCTCGCCTACAACCGCCCCGCCTCCTTCATCGAGTTCGACGCCACGCCCTCGGTCGGCAACTACACCTTCGCGGGCGGCTCGTGGTACAACTCGGTTTCCACCCTCTTCATCATCGGCACGTGGGAGTTCATCACCTATGGCACATGGCAGGGGGACGTGTCGGTGCAGGCCAGCTATGACAACGGCGTGACGTGGCAGGTCATCACCACCGTCTCCAGCCGGGCGGATGCCAACTTCAATGTTTCGGGGCAGGACATCGTGGGCGGCCTCTACCGCCTCGTGGTGACGAACGCCGTCGCCACGGCCTCGGCCTCGGTGCCGCGCCTCAGCCTCACCGCCGACAACCAGTTCGTGTACGGGCTCGTGCAGATCACCGAGCTTTGGGCGGCGTGGGTGTCGGGCAATTCCTACGTGGTGGGCAATGTCGTCAACTACGGGGCGCACAGCTACACGTGCCTCGTGAACACCTCGGGCACCACCATCCCGCCCAGCGACCCGGTGCATTGGATGCTGGGCAGCCCCTACATCCAGACCGCCCAAGTCATCACCCCGCTTTATGCGACTTCCGCCACGATCTACTGGTCCGAGGGCGCGTGGTCGGACGTGCGCGGCTACCCGCAGGCGGCTGCGGTCTTCCAGGAACGGCTCTGGTACGGCGGCACCACCGCCCAGCCGCAGCGGGTGTGGGGCACGCAGACGGACGACATCGAGAACTTCGCCCTCCTCGACCAGTCCCAAGCCACCTACGGACTGGCCTTCGATCTCAATGCGCCGGGACGCGGCCCCATCCAGTGGCTCGCCGCGCAGACCGACCTCATGATCGGGCTGGCGGGGGCGGAATGGATCATGAACAGCGGGACCGGCACCAACACGGCCATCACGCCCTCTGCCGTGCTGGCGATGGAGCACTCCGCCAACGGCTCCGCCCCCAGCCTGCCGGGGCTCATCATCAGCAATGCCGCCTTCTACGTCACCCGCAAGGGCACGCGCTTCCAGCAGATGCTTTTCAGCGTGTTCACCAACAAGTACATGTCGCAGGACATGCAGGTCCTCTCCCAGCATCTCACGGCGGCGCGGGTCAAGCAGTTCGACTTCCAGCAGGAGTTTCAGAACCACTCGCTGCTGTGGGCGGTGTGCGGCGACGGCTCGCTCATCTCCATGACCTACGCGATGGAGCAGGAGGTGTTCGGGTGGGCCAAGCACCTGACCGGTCAGGACCGGGGGGACCTGTTCCTGTCGGCGCAGGTCATCTACGGCTCGGAGGGCAATGACGACGAGGTGTGGGTGAGCGTGCTGCGCCAGCCGGGCAGCAGCTTTCTATGCCAGATTGAGCGGCTTTGGCCGGTGGACTGGCAGACCGCCAACGAGGGCCTGCCCGATCTCACGCAGGCGTTCTACGCCGACTGGGGACTGCGCTTGGTGCAGGGCACGGACATCAGCCCCGCCAGCGCCACCTTTGGGGCGGGATTTGCGGGCCTGACAGGGCGCCAGCTTGTGGTTTCGATCAATGGCCGGGTGGCCGCCAGCGGCCTCGTGGGCTCGACCCTTCCCCCTTACGGGGTGGTGACGGTGCCCAACTACGTGCCGGTGGCGGGCGATGTCATCGTGGTGGGCCTGCCGATCAACTGGTACGTGCAGCCCATGCGCCTCGACTTGGACGCCCGCGCCAGACCCATCCCGGCAGTCAACAAGTCGATTGCGAAGCTCTACCCCCGACTGCTCAACTCCATCGGCGGCAACTGGGCCACGCGGCAGAACGACATCATTCCGCTCCCGACCTATCAAGCCACCGCCGTCCCCGGCCAGCCCCCGCCCTTCATGCCCAACGTGCCGCAGGAGGTGGAGGTCGATTGCGGTTCCTTCATGCAGAACGAGGTGGACCCGCAGTTCATCTTGCAGGGCTCCGACCCTTTGCCCTTTACGGTCTTGGGCATAACTGTTAAGTACGACATTTCCGGCTCCGCATGAAAATCCGCGCCCTCGACCTTGAAAAGGAGTACGACGCCTTCGCCGCATGGTGGACGAAGCGGGAGCTGACGCCGCCCTCGAAGATCATCTTGCAGGGGGCGACCGGCTTCGCCGTCAAGGCGGGCGAGGTGGACGTGACCGCCGGCTGGCTCTACGTCGCCAACAAGGGCGTCATTGGCATCGTGGAGTGGATGGTCGTGAACCCATCCGTTGTTGACTTGGTGGCGATCAGCGCCTCGGTCAACCTGCTCTATGACTTTCTGGAGAAGTTCGCCCGCGAGGCGGGCTGCTCCGTGCTGTTCACCTCCACGCAGCTCGACGGCTCCATCCGCCGGTTCCTGCAAAAGCGCGACTGGACCCTCTGCGAGGGCAAGCCGCATGTGCATTTGCTGAAGGTCTTGCAAAAGGAGTAACATGGTTGCCGCCCTCGTTGTTTCCGCCGTCGCCTCGGTCGCTGCCGCCGCCGAGAGCGCGAGCATGGCCTCGAAGCAGGCCACCGTCGCCAGCAAGGTCGCCAACTACAACGCCAACGTGGACATCGCCAACGCGAACCAGCAGGCGATGGACGCCAACGCCAACATCGCCAAGCAGCGGCAGGCGGACGCGACCTACATGTCCAGCCAGCGGGCGGCCCTTGCCGCCTCGGGCGTCTTGGAAAATACCGGCTCCCCCCTCTCGCTGGAGGCCACGACCGCCGGTCGCATGGAGCAGAACATCCAGCAGTACTGGACGACCGTGCAGGAGAAGGAGGACACCGAGTTCACCGCCGCCCGCATGGGCATCTACGAGGGGCAGGAGGAGGCCAGCATCTACCACTTGGAGGGAGCGGCGGACATCTTCAAGGGCATCGGTGAGGCGTCCAAGTCTATCGGCGGAATCGCCCAATATGAGAAAGGACTTGGCTAATGGCCTCCATCCCCACCATCCCCGGCAGCGAGCAGGTCCAGTCCGTCCAGCGCGGTGTCAAGCGAAATCTTTCCGTTGAGGAAGGCCCCTTGCAGGCCGCACGCGGGGCCATCTCCGCCGCCAACCAGTCCATCCAAGGCATGACCGCCGTGGTGGAGGACTACGAGGAGAAGAAGCGACGGGCCAAGGAGGCGGCGTTCTTCAACGAGACCACCCTCCACCAGATCAATGCGCAGACGGAGTTCACCAAGACCCTGCGGCAGCAGCCCTACGAGAAGATTCCCGAGAACTGGTCGAAGGCGTCACAGGACACGATGGATGCCCTGCGTGACAGCGACCAGTACCGCGCCATGTCGCCCGCCGCCAAGCGCGTGTGGAACCAGAAGTCGGCCATCTGGCAGGCCAGCACCACGAGCGATTTTCAGGTCACGTCCGACCACCTCGGCATCACCGTGCGCAACGGGAACCTGAACGCGCTCATGGACAAGGGGGCCACGACCGGCGACGAGTCGGTGGTGCCCGCCGTGCAGCAGGCCATCGGCATGTCGGTCAAGACGGGCGACCTCACGCCGGAGCAGGGGGAGGACAAGTGGCGGCAGTTCCAGACCAAGTTTGCAGTCGGGCAGGCGTCCAACCTCATCGAGACGAAGCCGCAGCGGGTGAAGGAAAAGCTCGTGGCGGGAGACTGGAAGGAAATCCCCGAGAATATCCGCAACCACCTCACCACGCTGGCCACGACGCAGGAGCGGGCCAACCTTTCGCTGCTGCCCGTCAACCCGCTCACCATGCAGGTGGACGACAAGACGATTGACGACGCCATCGCGGGCGGCACCATCGACCGCCAGCAGGGCGATCTCCTCAAGAAGACGCAAAAGCTGGAATCAAGCCGGGCCGACCGGGAAGTGTCGAACCGCATCATGGCGGGTGTGCATGACAGCGTGGCGTGGAAGGGCGCGGACAACCCCGACAACTACGCGAACGACCTCGCCAAGGACCTGCCGCTCATCCGCGATGCCACCACCCGCAAGGACACCGCCGACCGCATCGACCGGCAGCTCGCGGCGGTGAAGAAGACGGGGCAGACCGAGGAGAAGCCGGTGGAGCAGCAGATTTACAAGCTCATCAATGACGACTTGCGCTCGCAGGGGGCGATGATTCCGGTCGCGCTGGAGGACATCCCGGCCAAGGAGCGCGGTCTGTTCCATTGGGGTGCGGCCACGCCCGCGACCACGGCGATGCACTACGCGGTGGGCGGCTTGACCGAACTGGAGAAGCTGGACGAGAAAGATTCGCATTGGCCGCTTCCCGGCATCAGCAAGGAGAAGGCCACCCAGGCGGCGCAGGTCCACGCCGAGGAAATCCACAGCCAGATGTCGCAATGGTTCAAGACCGAGGAGGGGCAGCACGCGGACTTTGACAAGGCCAAGGATCACCTGCACGCGATTGAGCGTCCCTTTGTCGAGGAAGCGGTGAAGCAGACCTTGCAGCGCCGCGCCCCCGTGCAGTTCACCTCGCCCGAGGACGTGAAGAACCTTCCCTCGGGGATGCCGTTCCTCGACCCGCAGGGCAATCTTAGACATGCCAAGTGATGCCTGCCACCGCCACAGAATGGGATGCGGTTTCCACGAAGGCCACCACCCCGCCGCCCCAACCGGCGGCCAAGCAGTCGTGGGATGACGTGAGCGGACCCGCCGCGCCCAAGGCGGAGCCCCCGGTGGAGTTTGAGCGGCTGTTCCAAGGGATCGACGCACTCAAGGGGCCGCAGTGGGATGCGCTGGACCGGGTTTCCGCCAAGCCCAAGGAGGCGCGGGCGCAGGCCGTCAACCAAGCCTACTGGCAGACCCAAGGAGTGCCCACCGCCAACTGGCCCGCCGCAAGGCTCGCCATCGCCAAGCAGAAGTACGGCTACGTGGGCGACGACATCACCGATGAAAAGCTCTACCAGCTAAGGCAGGGGGAGATTCAGAAGCAGTCGGGGGAGGCGGAACCGAGCTACCAGAAGCAGTGGCAGCAGGCGGTCAAGGACGGGAGCTGGCAGGAGGCCCTGCGCGTTTATGGGCGGTACTTTTCGTCCCCATGGAAGCGGTATGAGCAGAGCGTCGACCAGTCGTTCGATTCCCCCGCTGTCGAGATTCCCCAAGTCAAGGAGCCCAAGGGCCTGCCGGTCGGATTGCAGGAGGCGGGCGAGGTCGGGGCCAAGCTCGTCAACGCCGCGAGCGGGCTGCTCACCTCCGCCACTTCGTCGGGCGGCGCGTCCATGCTGGCCCTGCCCGGAACGATGGCCTATGCCGTGCCCTTCTTTGCCGCCAAGACATGGGACGCCGCCAAGCAGGCTGGCGAGGACTTCATCGGCGCATTTCGCGGGAAGCCCACCACGGCGGGGCAGCTGGCGGGCGACGAACTCAATTTTTACATCAATGCGCTCGGGGCCTTTGTGGGCACCAAGACCTTGGCAGGCGTGTCAGGCATCAAGGCCATCAAGTCCGCCGCCATCCGCGACGATGCAGGCCAAGTCCATGAGGGACTTCATCACCGCGACATTGCCGCCGAGGGCAAGGAGGGCTTTACCACCACGGCGGGCAAGTTCGTGGACCGCAAGCAGGGCATGGCCATCGCCAAGGCGGCGGGGCAGGTTGACCCAGACACGCCGGGCGGCGAGCTTCATTCCGAGCATGTCGTGCCTCCGGGGGACACCGCCGTCCTGAAGCCGGGCGATGCCGAGCCCGTGGACATCGGCCCCCGCGACGAGAGCGTTTCGACCGGCACGGGAAAGCCCACCGCCAAGGAGAAGGTCATCCCGCCGAGCGACTACGGCATTGCGGCCCGCGTCAGCGGACTGCGCGCCAAGCAGGGCAAGATCGAGGAGGTCGTGCCCGGCGAAGGCATCTCATGGGAGGAGTCGGTGGCGCGGGGGCGGGAAATGCTCCAGTCGGGAAAGAACCCCTTTGCCGTCCTGCAACAGTTCACCGAGACGGGCAAGCTCTCCAGCGACGACCTAGCCCTTGTGCGGGCGCACGGCGAGCAGCTGGCCGCCGCCGCCAACCTTGCCGCCGACCAGCACGGGCTGGGCTCGCCCGAGTACACTGCCGCCGCCAAGGCCGATAGCGACTGGATTCAGGCCATCAAGCCCATGCAGACGGAGTGGCACCGCATGGGCGAGGCGCAGCAGGGAGAGCAGGAAATCGACACGGGCAGCTTCCACGGCCTCCGCCGCAGCTACCAGCAGGCGACGGGGCAGGATTTCAACGTGGAGCAGGCCAAGGCGGCGAAGGAGATTGCGGGTCGAGTGCGCAAGGCGACGAATGAAGCGGAGTCAGCTTCACAGATGGTCTTTGATGAACTTCTCAAGGAGGTTGGAAGGTCTATCAAAGACGAGAGCGACATCAAGGCATCTAAACTAGAGAAGTCGCTCACCACCCAAATTGAAAGGCTTGAGGATCAGGTTCGCAATTATGCGCCGTTTTCAAAGCTGCCAGAACAGCAACCCACGAATGTCAACATCGAGGCGTTGCGCCAGCGAATTGAGGCGCTAAAAGAACGACGCGGATACATACGCGAGGAATTACAGCCCAAGCCGGAAAAGGAAACCAAGCCACGGAAGACCGACGAGGAAAAGAGGATTACCGCGCTCGACCGACAGATCGAG